TGCCGCCTCTTGTATGAGATCGTCGTATAGCATGGCGTCACTCCTGTTGTTTCTGTTTCCTCTTCATCCGCACGAACTCTTTAAATCGTTCGATCTCTTCAAGCTCTTCCTCGGTCCAGTCCTCGCTTTCGTGGTGTGCGGCGAGGGTTTGGATGTCATAACCTGGATTGCGCATGGCGTCTTCAAATTCCGCTTTTTTGAATTTAGCATAGGCAATAGCCATTTCTGCTTCGGACATACCTTGTTTCTGATAATGATGCATCAAATCCAAAGGGATGTCGGAAAGGAGGTCTCCAGCTAGTTCGTTTAGATCGTATCCAGCCGCTTTGAACAATGACTGAGCATTAACTACTAATTCATTATCGTTTGCGATTGCAATTGCCAATACAGTATCGATGGATGGTTGTTTGTATTCAACACCCGAGCAAAGCCTGTTTAGGTAATGCTCATCCAAACCCGTGTCTTTCGCAAACTCTTTTATTGATCTTCTGTACCTTGCCACATTTACAAGCGAAGTAAATTCACCTTTATCAAATCCGTACAACAAAAAATCAGTTGAGACTCCGAAGTATTCGGCCACTTTTTGAACTTTGTCAATGGACGGTGAGTTTTTATTCCATTTGTATATAGAACCTCGCCCAAAATTTAGATCTCTCTCAAGTTGAGCTATTGTCACATCCCTTTCATCGCATAGCTTCTGAATATTTTCCAACAAAGAAAACAACCCCCTCAAAAACAAATACGTAAAATTTAACGTAAAATATATTGACTTACGTTAAATTTAACGCTATAATCTCATTAACAACTTAACCAAACGGAAAAAAGGCAACAAAAAACCAGAGGGTCGATGACCCATTTTCAAAAATCGTCCCACAACGATTTATTTGGTTGTGCCTTCTTTACCGATATTAGAATATTTTCAGCTTTATGTCAATGGTTGAGTTGTGTAATTTACAAATTTTAGAAAGGAGGCGGTGATTCAGTATGTCGGTCGTTGCTCGCATCAAGCAACTTTGCAAACAGAATAAAACTTCAATCCCTAAATTGGAGAAAGAGCTCGGTTTCGCACACGGTTTGATTTACAAGTGGGACGCAAACACCCCTGGGGTGGACAAAGTTCAAAAGGTCGCCCGGCATTTTGGGGTAACAGTGGATTTCCTTTTGTGCGGTCAAGAGCAAATCGAGTCGTTTGTCCCTGAAACAATTATCAAGATCGCGAAGAAAAACCGAGCTAGTATCGGCGATGTTATTAAAGTGCTTGATGAAGCAAAATTGATGATTTTGAGCGAACCGCTGGTCGAAAGTAAGGAGGTCAGCTAAATCCATGCAATTATCCATTGTTAAGTCCGAACAATTCGGAAACGTCCAGTGCGATTTTTGGCAAAACGAGAATGGCGATGTGTTTATGACCATTGACCAGCTCGCGCAAGCTTTGGGTTATGCCGGAAGAGACGGCATTGAGAAAGTAATCGAACGAAACCCTTATCTCCTTGACCCTGAGTTTTCAACTACCGACAAATTGTCGGCAGTTGAAGGCGACCGTACAGTCCTCCGCGAACGGCGCATCTTCACCGAAGACGGTATTTATGAAGTCACAATGTTGTCCAGAACAAAAGTCGCCCGCGAATTTCGGGCATGGGTGCGGAAAGTGCTGAAATCCCTCCGGCGTGGCGAAACCGTCCTGGTACAACCCGGAAGCGAGGATGCAAAACTGAAAATCCAGCAAGCTCGCGCGGAAGCGATGCTCATTAATGCCCGGACGCGGCAAGCCAAGCTTATCCTCGAAATGCAAAAGAACAAAACGCTTTCGCCGGTGGCCGTCGAACTGCTCAGCATTAACGCGTTGGAACGTTTGATCGACAAGCCTACGGAGTATCGGCCGGACATTGGCGGTAAGCACTACACAGCAACCGAGATTGGCAAGGAACTCGGAATCAGCGCAAACAAAGTTGGCAAAATCGCCAACACACACGGTCTGAAAACGGAAGAGTACGGCATCATGGCGCTGGACAAATCGCCGTACAGCGACAAGCAAGTACAATCGTTCCGGTATAACGAGCGCGGTAGGCAAAAGTTAATCGAGCTGGTGAAAGGCAGTGGATGATATCAAAATCACCGATATGCCAGACGGCGGTTGCATCGTGCAGATGGATGGTGAAATTGAACGGTACACCGCCGAAGAAGTGGCTGAGATGGAACGGGATTATTTAGAAGCTATCCGCCGTGCGCTCAAGAAAGGAGGCCAACCAATGCCCAGATTCAAACCGTTTCACGAACTGTCCAGCAAATCGCAACATGACCGTGTGGATGAGCTTTTTGGTGAGATCGACCAGATGATCGGGGGAATCAAGGGTAAGGCCTTCAAAACGATTTTCGCCGAACTGGACCCGTCGAAGCTGTCCCTCAAGGCTCAGGACACGCTGAACGCAATGATGCCGAGGTGGAAGGTATGGGGGTGGATTTGACCATGACCCCCGAAAAAGCATTCGCCGCCATCATCGCTGACCTGAAAGAGCAGCTCAAAACCGAGCTTCTCAACGAACTTCGCTCTGAGCTGAACGTCACCCCAGACCGCACACTGACCTTTTCCGAAGCCTGCGATTACCTGCACATGAGCGAGTACACGCTCAGGCAGCTCATCCGCCAAAAGCGCATCCCGCACCGGGTGTACGGTGCGGAGGGCTCGAAAAACCCGCGTTACCTTTTCAGCTCGCGTCGGTTGGATCAATGGATTCGGGAGGAAGAGGAGCGGAATTATCAGCGAAAAGCCGGTGACGCCTCATGAACGCTGTTGACCGCCGTATCGTCGAACTCGCGATCATCGGAAAGCACCGGCCACTCAGCGCAACTGAGGCGCGTGAGTGGGAGGAATCGCGACGTTACGTAATCGATCGAGAATGGAAACTGGCACGAATCTTGAACCTCATGCAGCTGGCCCGGCAGACAAAAGATTGGACGTGGGCGATGCAGCTGGCCGAGGAGTACGACAAGGTCATGAAACTCTATTGAAAGGGGTGAATGCCATGAAATGCCAAGATCTGATCACCGAAAACATGGGGTTGGTGTGGCATGTTGCTCGAAAGTTTCAACGCACCGCCAAGTTTCTCGGCTTTGATCTGGACGACATTATGCAAGAAGGCGTGATCGGACTGGTCAAGGCGGCCAAGAAATTCGATGAAAGCCGTGGAACTGTTTTTAGTACTTATGCAACTCGGTGCATTCAGAATGAAATTTTGATGTCATTCAGAAAACGGCGACGCTGGCAAGAACACTATCGCTCCATTTCGATCGAAACCCCTTTTTCCGAAGATGGGAAGTTGCGTGTGATAGACACGCTGGGTTATGATCAGGATTTCAATTCGGATGTTTTCCTGATCGAGTTTCTCAAACGTTTGCCAGACCGGTACAAAACGATCATGCGTTTGAGATTGTCCGGACTGACGCATCAGGAAATCGCTGAAAAAATAGGACTTTCGCAATCATATGTGACCAAATTGATCATCAGAATTCAGCACAAATACCGAAAGGAGGTCCAAATGGGATGAAAACCGCGTTTCAACGTATCCAATTCTACACCCGCAAGGCGGCCGACTACGCTGCCGATCGGCGCCCGCGGCATATGCGGAACCGGTATCGCTTCGATCGGTTGATGCGATACAAAGCCGAGCTCAACCGGCGGCTCGCAGCCGAAGGTTACCGCTGGCGGCCGGCTATTGAAGTGGTGAGGTGACCAACGATGACCAAACCCTGCCGCGAATCTGACGGCTACGCGCATCCGGACGACCGCATCGACAGGCTTGGACGGCTGTTCGTGGCGCTGCGGCTGCATGAAAAGTACGGTATCACCTTTGAACGGTGGCTGGAGATGATTGAGAACGGCAGCTGGGAATTGACGTTCGGGAAATCTGCTTGAAAGGAGGTGACCCTCGATGCGGATTAAAGTTCGGACTTGGCAAGCATTGACGTCTGCTGAACGTATGGGCGCTCTGCAAAATGCCGTCGATCGTACCAAGCGCCGCTGGCAAAAGAAAAAATCCACCGCAGCAACGGTGGACTAAACAAAACGGTATTCAGCCCCATCTTACCATAGGTGGGGCACGGGAAGGAAGAGTTTTGGTGGAAGTCAGATTTTGTTACAGGGTCACTCCGGAAGCGCGAATGGCTCGTAACATCGAGACCGGAGAACCGGCCGAAGCTTACATTCAAACTGTTTTGACATTATCAGAACGTCCGGAAAACTACGATCGACTGCACAAGAACATCGGAAAGAATATTGCAACACAATTCAACTGGAAAGACGAATGGGTAATCCCAATCAGCCAGGAAGAGTATGACGAAAACGTCGATGATGAGGAGGGAATAGATCTATGAAACCCACCGGCATTGTGCGCCGCGTCGACGACCTGGGCCGGATCGTCATCCCGAAGGAGCTGCGGCGGACCTACGGCATCGACGTCGGCGATCCGATGGAAATCTTTACAAGCTCTGACGGCATTGTGCTCCGCAAGTACCAACCAGCGGACGGCTGCCGCGTGTGCGGGACCGTCACGGAGGATGCCGTTGAGGTGTCCGGCGTCCCGATCTGCCGGAGCTGCGCGGAGCGGATTGCTCAACAAATCGGTGATTCGAAATGAGACTTTCTGCAGCTGAAGTATTTAGCAAAGCCGATGCAGGCAAAGTAGCATTAAATTGTTTGTACTCAATGCCCGGAATGAAAGCCGTCAAAGACCAAGTGGAACAAATGGTGAGCCTCAACAGAATCGCCAAAATGCGAAAAGATGCCGGGCTGAAACACCAGGAGCAATCATTGCACATGATCTTTACGGGCAATCCCGGGACTGGTAAAACGACTGCTGCCCGTTTGATCGGGCAGGCGTTTGCGGAGATGGGCCTATTAAAAGCAAAACAAGACCACATCCCATTCGTGGAAGTGCATCATGTGGACGTTGAGAGCTCGTTGGTTGGCGAAGCCGAGAAAAACATTGCAGAAAAATTCGAAAAAGCGCGAGGCGGAGTTCTATTCATTGACGAGGCCTATGCCTTCATTGGACGAGCAAAACACAGGTCTGACGAGAAAAACATGGCCGTGATTGTACAAAAAATGGAGGACTTGCGCGATGAAGTGCTTGTTATTGCCGCTGGATATCCGAAAGAAATGGAGGAGTTCCTAGACTTTAACCCGGGTTTGCGGTCTCGATTTTCCACCGTCATCCACTTCCCTGACTACAGAATTGATGAACTGGTGGAGATCGCGAGGATGATGTGCGCAGAACGCGACTACTCCATGAGTGAAGGCTTTGCTTCGAAGCTCCGCGCCAGGCTTGAAGAGGAAAGAGGAATGCGCGGATTTGGGAATGCCCGTACCGTAAGAAACATCATTGAACAATCTATACGCCGCCACGCTGTAAGAGTATCCGGACTTGTGATGCCATCCCGAAAAGACTTAACGACACTACACGATGTGGATCTGGAATGGATCGCTAATAAGCCAGTGCAACATCATTCACATTCACATTCACATTCACATTCCTTAAGGAGGACTGATCACATGCCTATCACCATCACCATCGAAGCATCTGATGCCAACGAAGTCCGTCAGCTCGTACTGGACCTGGCCGACACGTTGGCAAACATGCAGGCCAAAGACATCCCGGCAGACACCACCGTTTCCACGCTGCAAGCGCAAGCGGCTGCTGCGGCCGCACCGAGCGTGCCAACGGCTCTGGCCCCGACGCCTACCAGCGCGGGCAATCCGGTCCCGCCTGTACAGACGGCATCTGCGCCTACCGCTGGGCCTGCCCCGGTCGCTCAGACTCCCGCTGCACCGACCGCTCCGCCGGCCGCAGCTCCGGTAGCCGCACCAACCAGCGCTCCGCAATACGACTTTAACCAGCTCGCCACGGCGACTATGCAACTACAGCAAGCTGGGCAGAACATCTTCGAGATTTTTCAGCAGTTTGGCATTCAGGCGCTGAACCAACTGCCGAAGGAGCGCTACGCCGAATATGCGGCGTTGCTGCGCCAGCGGGGTGCGAAGATATGACGGTAGGATCGCACGCGGAGAGGGCGCACGCGCTCCTCTCCCCCAGCTCCGCGCATCGCTGGCTCCGCTGTACGCCGAGCGCCCGGCTGGAAGAGACGCTGCCAGAACGGCAATCCTCCTATGCGGACGCCGGTCGTCTGGCGCACGAAATGGCGGAGGCGAAACTCCGAAAACATTACATTGAGCCCATGGGGCCGCAGAAATATGCGGCCGTCATGCGGAAGTTCCGGCAGCACGAGCACTACACTCCGGAGTTGGAAAAGATCGTTGACACGTTCGTCGACTACTGCAAGTCGGTCGAAATGCTTTTCAGCTCCCGGCCTTATGCCCTCATTGAGCAGCGTGTCGATTACTCGCACGTCGCCCCGGAGGGCTTTGGGACGGCGGACTTTATCGCCGTCGGCGACGATCTGCTTATCGTGGCCGACATGAAAACAGGCCAGGGCAAACCAGTTCCGATCGAAGACAACGAACAGATGAGACTCTATGCGCTGGGCGCGCTCCGGGCTGTCGCCGGGATCTTCCCGGTACGCCGCGTACGGATGGCAATTATCCAGCCGAAAGTATACGACGAGCCACAGGAGGACGAAATCACGGTCGAGGAGCTGGAGCGCTGGGCGGCCGAGATCGCGCCGATTGCGCAGCGGGCCTATGCCGGCGAGGGCGAATATGTCGTCGGCGATCACTGTCAGTTTTGCCGGGCGCGTGAGCGATGCCGAGCGCGAATCGAACAGTTCTTTGGCGCTGCCGAGCTCGCTCCGCACAAGCCGCCTATCATCAGCTGGGACGAGGTGGGCGAAGTGCTCCGGAAGGCCGAGGGCATCGTGTCCTGGTACAACGACCTGAAGGAGCTGGCACTCTCGCACATCCTCGAAGGCGGCGAGGTGCCGGGCTGGAAAGCGGTCGAGGGCCGCGGGAGCCGGGCCTATGCCGACATCGACAAGGCGTTCGAAGCGCTCAAGGCCGTCGGCATCGACGAGGCGATCCTGTATGAGCGGCGGCCGCTCACGGTGGCGCAGATCGAAAAGGCGCTCGGTAAGGAGCAGTACAGAAAGCTGCTCGAAGAGCCCGGATACGTTGTTAAAGAGCCGGGCAAGCCGACCTTGGCGCCGGAGAGCGACAAGCGGCCAGCTTATTCAAAAGCGGCAGTGGTATTTGGAGTGGCTGCCGGCTGATGGGCGACATTGCTGATTACCACATTGATATGATGACCTCCGGCCGTTGGTCGGTTGGCAAAATAAACCATTATGAAAAGGAGTCGAAGCGACAAATGAGTCAAACGAGTGTCGTAACAGGTGAAGTGAGGCTGAGCTACGTCAATCTGTTCCAACCGCGTGCAGCGCAACTGGGTGGAGAGCCGAAATACAGCGTGACGATTCTTCTGCCGAAGAGCGATCAGGCGACGTATCAGCGCATCATGCAGGCGATCCAGGCGGCATATGAACAGGGTGTTGCGCAGAAGTGGAACGGCGCACGGCCGCCGATGAAACACACCATCCATGACGGTGACGGCTCGCGACCGAGCGGCGAACCGTTCGGTCCGGAGTGCCGCGGACATTGGGTGTTCACAGCCAGCAGCAAGCAAAAGCCGGAAATCGTGGACGCCAATCTCAACCCGATCATCGACCAGTCCAAAGTCTACAGCGGTGTCTATGGCCGGGTGCACATCAACTTTTTCCCGTACAGCCAGAGCGGCAATCGCGGCATCGCTGCCGGCCTCGGCCCGGTGCAAATCTTGCGCGATGGCGAGCCGTTGGGCGGCCGCGTGACGGCCGAAGAGGCGTTCGGAGCCGCACCAGCGCCGGCGCCAGCAGCTTCGCAAGCATTTGGCCAGCCGGGGGCATATGCTCCGCCTGCAGCCGTGCCGCAGGGATATGGTCAGCCTGCAGGCTACGGGCAACCTGCGCAGCAGCCGCAGGGATATAGTCAGCCGCCACAGGTGCCGCAGCAAATTGACCCGATCACCGGGCAGCCGCTGGGCGGCGGCATCTACGGCATATGAGCCGGCTGAGCGTGGACATCGAGACGTATTCCAGCATCGACATCAAGAAGTCGGGCCTGTACAGATATGTGCAGGCCCCCGATTTCCAGGTGCTTTTACTGGCTTACAGTCTCGATGGTGAGCCGGTGCAAGTCGTGGATCTCGCTCAGGGCGAGGAGATCCCGCCGCGCATCATGCAAGCGCTCTTTGATCCGGCCATCGAAAAGCGCGCCTGGAACGCGGCTTTTGAATGGTACGCACTCGGCCAGCACTTCGGCCTGCCGCGGGATCAACTGCTGGCATGGCTGACTCAATGGCAATGCAGTATGATCCAGTCTTACTACTGCGGCTATCCGGGCAACCTGGCAGCTGCCGGTGAGGCGGTTGGAACCCCGGCCGACAAAAAGAAGCTGTCTGTCGGCGGCGCGCTGATCCGAACGTTCTGTGTACCATGCAAGCCGACGAAAGCCAACGGCGGCCGCACGCGCACGTTGCCGCATCACGAACCGGAGAAGTGGCGGTTATTTAAGGATTACTGCGCCGGAGACGTGGTGGCGGAAATGGCGATCGCTGAGAAACTGGACGCCTTCCCTTTGCCGGAGCAGGAGTGGGCGCTCTGGAGGCTCGACATGATGATCAACGAGCGCGGGGTCGAATGTGACCGGCAGCTCGTTGAGTCGGCGATCCGGATGCACGACGCGGAAACGGCCGCACTCATCGCCGAGGCCGTGCAGCTCACCGGCATCGAAAATCCGAAGTCCGTCCAGCAGCTCACCAGCTGGCTGGAGGAGGAGACTGGCGAAGAGGTGGCTGACCTGCAGAAAGGCACCGTCGCCAAAATGATCAACAGCCTGGAGCCGGGGAAAGCCCGCCGTGTGCTGGAGATACGGCAGGAGCTTTCAAAGAGCAGCACCAAAAAGTACGCCGCGATGCGCGAGACGATCTGCGGTGACGACCGGATACGCGGACTGTTTCAATTCTACGGCGCCAATCGGACTGGCCGCTGGGCCGGCCGGCTGGTGCAGGTGCAGAATCTTCCCAAACACCATCTTGACGTGCTCGATTCCAAACGGGAAGCCGAATTTCTTTCATTCGCGCGTCAATTAGTGCTGTCACATAATACCGAAGGATTACGTGCGGCTTTCGGAAGCGTTCCGGACACACTCTCGCAGCTCATCCGCACGGCGCTGATCGCCCGGCCGTTTACGACCCTGCACGTCGCGGACTTTTCCGCCATCGAGGCCCGGGTGCTTGCCTGGCTCGCCGGTGAGCAATGGCGGATCGACGTGTTCCGGACGCACGGGAAAATCTACGAGGCATCGGCCAGTCAAATGTTCGGCGTGCCGATCGAATCCATCACAAAAGGCAGCGATCTGCGCCAGAAAGGGAAGGTTGCGGAGCTCGCACTCGGCTACCAGGGTGGCGTCGGAGCGCTCATCAGCATGGGCGCGCTGGACATGGGTCTATCCGAGGACGAGCTGCCGGAGATCGTCGACCGCTGGCGCAATGCCAACCGCGCCATCGTGCAGTTCTGGCGCAACATCGAGGCCGCAGCGCTGCATGTCGTACAGACCGGCGAGGCGGTGGGGCTCCGCGGGCTGGTCATCGCGCGGGAGATGGACGCCCGCACCGGGCAGGACTTTCTGACGATCCGGCTACCGTCCGGACGAAAACTTTTCTACCCACAGCCGCACATCGTGGAAAACGACCTCGGCCGGCCCGCGGTGCACTACTACGGCACCGAAGCCGGGAAGTGGACGGTGCTGTCCACTTACGGCGGGAAGTTGACCGAGAACGTCGTCCAGGCGATCAGCCGCGACTGCCTGGCGAATGCCATGATGAAGCTACATGCGGCCGGCTTTGAGATCGTCATGCACGTGCACGACGAAATCGTGGCCGAAGTGGAAGGCGACCGGTTGGATGAGATGCTGGAGCTCATGCGAGAGCCTATCCCGTGGGCGCCGGGCCTGCCGCTCGATGCGGCCGGGTTTGTGACGGACTTTTATATGAAGGATTGAGAGGAGGGCTGATACATGCAAGTGGTGACGACTACGGAGAGGATTATCGAAGCGCTGAGTTACTCGGAGCTTACTGCTATAGCAGCGTTGTACGGAAAACTCGAAAACAACGAACTGCTGGTGGCAAAAGATATCGCAGACGGAGCCTCGCTTACCAGATCCATCATTGTCAATGCGCTGCGGAAGTTGAGCGCTGCCGGCGTCATAGATACCAGGTCGCTCGGCAGGAGCGGCACACTGATTAAAGTGCTTAACCGCGAAGCCTTTGATGAGATCGTGCAGGCAGGAGTGTAAGGTTATGAACGGCGATCGGTGGAGGACACCTATCCCGATCCGGGATCGGGAACTAACAACATCGGGCTCCGGTCCCGTGATTACGTACCGATTAAGCCCGGAGGAAATGGAAAAGGAGGAAATACGCATGAAAGGGCTCACGCCCGAAAAATTGCTCGACGAGCTGATGCTCGGAAAATCGATCAAGCAGGTCATGGTTGAACACGGCATCCCGCAAGGTTCGTCCGGTCAGCTCATCAAAAAGTGGGGTATCCGCAAGCAGGTTGATGAAATCCTGGCGAGCCGGAAGGCGGTGAAGCAGGAAGCGGCAGAGGGGCCGAAGTACGAGCAACCTGAGCAGGTGCGGCAGTCTGACCAACAGGCTGACGAGCTGGAACAGCTGCAAAAAGAGCTCGCCGAAAAGACAGAAAGGATATCTGCTCTGAAAAACGAGATCCATAGGATGGAAGATGAAGCGGGTTATTGGATGGCCGAAGCAGAGAGGCTCAACAAGGAAGTAGAGCAACTCCGCAAACAGCTCGCTACCGCGGAAGCTTATACGGAAGCCTATACACAAACCGTCGATCAGCTCCGTGAAGAACGAGACGCGCTGCTCCAGACCGTCGAGCGGGCAGTCACCGACCACGACCCAATCAATCATCCGGCCCACTACACGGCCGGCAAAGTGGAATGCATCGATGCTATCGAGTCAGCGACGATCGGGCTGACCGGCGGGCTGGCGTATTGCACCGGCGCCGCCATCAAGTACCTCTGGCGCTGGAGCCGGAAAAACGGCGTGGAGGACCTGCACAAGGCCCGCTGGTATGTGGACCGATTGATCCAGTTGGCCTCTGAAAAGGATGAGACCGCATAACCCGTCAGGACAGGGGTGCTCCCATGACTCTCAGTTATAACAGACAACTCACCATATCGACAGCCGGCAACCGGCACAGCACAAGCTGGCAGAATCAAACCATCTGGTGGTCTGAGCTCATCGAGCGCCTGCGCGTGACGATCCGCGGGACGGAAACGCTGGCTGAATATCTCAGGCTATCAAAAAAGCAGCAGGTCAATCTCAAGGACATTGGCGGCTTTGTCGGCGGCCCGCTCAATGGCGGCCGCCGCAAAGCCAGCGCCGTCGCCGGGCGGGATCTCATCACGCTGGACATGGACAATATCCCGCCATTCGGCACCGATGACGTGCTGCGCCGCATCGACGGCCTGGGCTGCGCCTATGTCGTGTACAGCACGCGCAAACACTCCCCAGACCGCCCGCGGCTGCGCGTGATAGTGCCGACGGATCGCACCATGTCGCCGGACGAGTATGAGCCGATCGCGCGCAAGCTGGCCGAAATGATCGGCATCGAGATGTGCGACCCGACGACCTTCCAGGTTGTCCGGCTCATGTACTGGCCGAGCTGCTGCGCTGACAGCCAGTATATCTTCCACTACGGCGACAAGCCGTTCCTGTCGGCGGACGGCATGCTCGGTCTCTATGCAGATTGGCACGACTGGACGGCATGGCCGCAGGTCCCGGGAACAGAAAATATGCACGTCCGGCTCGCCGCGAAGCAGGGTGACCCGCACACAAAGCCCGGCGTCGTCGGAGCGTTCTGCCGGCAGTATGACATTTACGCAGCGATGGAGACATTTTTGCCCGGTGTTTATGAGCCGACGGACGATCCGTCGCGCTGGACGTATACAGCCGGCAGCACGACCGGAGGCGCCGTCATCTATGACGGGGGCAAGTTCCTCTACAGCCATCACGCCACTGACCCGTGCAGCGGCCGCCTCGTCAATGCCTTTGACCTTGTCCGGATTCACAAGTTCGGCGACCTGGACGACGAGGCGGCCCCGGGCACGCCGACCAACCGGCTGCCGTCTTATTCTGCGATGGTCGCTTTTGCGCTGGAGGACGCCGGCGTCGCCGCGCTCATGCAGCAGGAACGGTATGAGCGTGCTGTCGAGGCTTTCCAGGGCACCATACAGCCCGCAGAACAGTCGGCAGAACCACAGGACTGGATCAAAAAGCTGGAGCTCAGCTCGACGACCGGCTATCCCACCAAAACGACCGATAACATCCTCATCATCCTGGAGCACGACCCGATGCTCCGCGGCAAGATCGCCTATGACGAATTCGCCGTCCGCGGCATGGCGCTCGGCCCGCTGCCATGGGATCCGCGCGAAGGCCGCCGACAGTGGACCGACATCGACGACGCTGGCCTGCGCCACTACCTGGAGCGCACGTACAAGATAACCGGAAAAGAAAAGATTCTCGACGCGACCGCGCTCGTCGCCCACAAACACACATTTAACGAGGTGCAGGACTACCTGACCTCTCTCACCTGGGACGGCGTTCCGCGGATCGATACGCTCCTCATCGACTACCTGGGCGCTGAGAACAACGTCTACACGCGCGCTGTCGCCCGCAAGGCTGTCGTCGCGGCCGTCGCCCGGGCCATGCAGCCCGGTTGCAAGTACGACTACATGCCGATCCTCGCAGGGCCGCAAGGCATCGGCAAGTCAACATTCCTCCGGATCCTCGGGCGAAAATGGTATTCTGACAGCCTCACAACCTTCGAGGGCAAGGAGGCCAGCGAGCTCATCCAGGGTATCTGGATCAACGAGATCGCGGAGCTGCAGGGCTTCAACAAGTCTGAGACAAACGCGATCAAGCAATTCCTCAGCCGCACGGAGGACATCTACCGGGAGCCCTACGGCCGGCGGACGTCAGCATTTCCGCGTCGATGTGTCTTCTGGGGCACGACCAATGACAGCGAATTTCTCCGCGACGCCACAGGCAACCGGCGCTTTTGGCCGGTCGACGTCGGCCTGCACCCGCAGAAAAAGTCCGTATTCAACGACCTGGAGCGGGAAGTGGATCAAATATATGCCGAGGCCGTCACATATTGGCGCCTGGGAGAGCCGCTGTACCTGGAAGGCGAAGCGGCGGAGATCGCGAAGCAGCGGCAGGAGGAACACCGCGAGGGCAACGCCAAAGAGGGCCTGATCCGGGAGTTTGTGGAGAGGCCGGTACCGGTGGGATGGGAAAAACGCGATATCGCTGCGAGGCGGTTATATTGGTCGGCCGCCTTCGGGCGGGGGGATGCCGAGACGGTACCGCGGGATCGCGTGTGCGCAGCCGAGATATGGGTGGAGTGTTTCGGCGGGGAGCTGAAGCACCTGCGGCGGCAGGACGTGCATGAGATCAACAGCATTCTGGCGCGGCTGCCAGGGTGGAGCCGGAAGGCGACCTCCATTCGATGCGGCCCCTATGGGGTGCAAAAAGGGTTTTACCGGGAGGGGTTTTAGCAGCTTGAATCTTGTAACTTTGAGTGCAACTTTCTTGTAACTTTGTAACTGGAAAGTTACACCAATTGTAACTTTCAAGCGGAAAGTTACAACAAAGTTACAAGGAAAGTTACAGCCGAAAAGCCGCATCACTACAGGCATTTTAGACGTTTTGTAACTTTGTAACTTTCTTTCCTTTATAAAAGGTTGAAATAGAGAAATAGAGAGGGTATAAACCCTCAAACGCGCCTGCGCGCGATAAATACATACGCGCGCGCGTGAGAAAGTTACGGCGGGAGGTTTGAGCGTGAGAGAGCGAAACATCGAAAAATACCTTCGGGATCGAGTGCGGGATGTCGGCGGTCTGGCCATGAAGTGGGTCAGTCCCGGCAACAACGGCGTCCCGGACCGAATTGTATTCCTACCTGGCGGACGGATCGTGTTTGTCGAGTTGAAGGCACCAGGCAAAAAGCCGACAGCGTTGCAGCTGCATCAGCATGAGCGCCTGCGGACTCTCGGCCAGCTTGTGATCGTGATCGATAGCAAAGAGAAGGTCGACAGCCTGCTGGAATATCACGAGGAAGGTCTGTTGGAGTACGCCATTCAGGAAGGGATGTTTCAATGACCCTGCTTCAAACGGCGACGTCGCGGGAGATTTTCAACCCTCATCCATATCAGCGCTACTGCATCCATCGTGTCGTGACGGATCCGATCCTGGGGCTCTTCCTCGACATGGGCCTCGGCAAAACGGTGATCACGCTGACCGGCGTGAATGACCTGATGTATAACCGGTTCGCGATCCGAAAGACGCTGGTTGTCGCGCCGAAAAAAGTTGCAGAGGCGACCTGGACGGATGAGGCGGCCCGGTGGGAGCATCTGCGGCTACTTCGGGTGCAGACGGTTCTGGGGACGGAGCGGCAGCGGCTGCGGGCGCTGGCGACACCGGCCGACGTGTATGTGATCGGCCGGGACAATGTCCAGTGGCTGGTTGATCATTACCGGCAGGCGTGGCCGTTCGACATGGTGGTGCTGGATGAGCTGTCCAGCTTCAAAAATCCATCATCTGTCCGGTTTAAGTCCATGCGGCGCGTGCGGCCGAAGATCCAGCGGGTGCTGGGGCTGACCGGCACACCGGCGCCGAACGGGTTGCTGGACCTTTGGGCGCAAGTGTATCTGCTGGACCAGGGGCAGCGGCTGTATTCGACGTTTGGGCAGTTTCGAGCGCGGTATTTTGATTACATCCCATATAGCGATTACGGCCACGGCCGGTACACGCCGAAGCTCGGTGCAGAGGACGCGATTCCGAACGCCATCGAGGACATATGCATTTCGATGAAAGCGAAAGACTACCTGGAGTTGCCGGAGCTGGTGCAGAACCGGATTCCGATCGAGCTGGACGCGAAGACACGGAAGGCGTATCGCGATTTCGAGCGGCAACAGGTGCTGGAGCTGGACGGTGAGGTAATCACGGCGGCGCAGGCGGCCACTGTCACGAACAAACTGCTGCAATTTTGTGCCGGTGCGGTGTATGACGAGAACCGGCAGGTGCACGAGATCCATGACGCGAAGATTGAGGCTTTTCTGGAGCTGGTGGAGAGCCTCCAGGGCAAGCCGCTGCTGGTCTTCTACGGCTACCTGCACGACCGGGACCGGATCCTGCGGGCGCTGAAGAAGTTCCGCGGGCTGGAGGTCCGGGAACTGAAGGGGCCGCAGGACTACGCAGACTGGAACGCCCGGAAAATCCATGTCGGCCTGGCGCATCCGGCTTCGACGGCGTATGGTTTGAACCTGCAGCGCGGCGGCAATCACATCTGCTGGTTTACGCTGCCATGGTCGCTGGAGCTGTACGAGCAGGCGCAGAAGCGGCTGCATCGGCAGGGCCAGGATGAGAAGGTGATCGAGCATGTGCTGATGGTCCGGGACAGCATGGACGAGGAAGTGGCAAAGCGTTTGGAAAGCAAAGCATGGACTCAGCGGGTGCTGATTGAAGCGCTGAAAGCACGGATTGGGAAAAACGCATGATGGGGTGATGGATATGGATGAAAAGCAGAAACGCCGCATTTTCCAATGGCTCAAAACTCTCAGCAACGAAAAGTTTTGGGACTGGATGAACTGGGTTCATTCCCGGGCCTATGCGGCAGCGGTGCAGCACTACACAGAGGCGGCGGAGATCGTGCTGCCGCCAAGGCTGCAAAAGCAGCTGCACGCCAAGGCAATGGAGATCCGTGAGACTTGGGACGGCATGGCAACGGTGACGCTGGATGATACGACCGGGCAGGAGTTTGATCGAGTTATGGGACGAGTAAACAAGGAGGTTGAGCGAAATGACAATCTGCAAACATGATAAACTGGCCCGATCCTGCGAAATATGCCTGCTTAAACAAGAGATCGGCATATTACAAGAACGTCTGGATCGCGTCGCCGCTATCGTCGATGTGATCGAGCAACACGGCGATCTGGACGCGACAACGCTGACGCAGCTGAGGCAAGCGCTGAGCTGGGTGCCGGATGATCTACCAGACGAATCCACCGCCTACGGAATCGACTGCCGATCTGGGAGGTGTGAGTTTTGACCCGTTGCCGGTATCCATTCTGTCGGTCGCCAGCTACGCACACCTGGGCACTTGTGCCGGTGTGTTTGAAACATCGTGAGTTGATCCGGAAAGAGACGATGCGCTATTACGCGCGGCGGATCACGGCGGATGAGCGGGAGCACTATCGCAAGATTAAGAGATTGACACCGTGGGGGTGACAGCGATTGAAAACTTGGGTGGACGAGCTGATCGATCAATACATATCCGGTGTGCGCGGTCTGAAGGCATATCGTGATTCGCTGGATCGGTCGGACATATACGAGGCCGACGAATCCAAAACCGTCTCCGGCATGTTGTCGGACATGCGTTACGCGCTGGACTGGATGCGACGCGGCCGTCGTCCGGGGAGTCGGAAGGGGGCCGAGCGGCGAGACATTTATCGTCGGCGGGAGCTGCTGGCGCAGGTGGAGCCGCTGACGGAAGAGGAGCGGCAACGCCTGATCGATTGCGTGGCCGTGATGACGGAGCGTGAGCTGACATGCTGGCTCTTGCACATGGCTCACGGCTTGACACAAAACGAAATTGCTGATAGATTGGGAGTATCAAGGACGTCTGTTCAGCAGTTTCTTAATCGGGCGAAAAGCAAAATTCAGCAAAGGATTTCATGATTTTGTCGTCAAAATGTCGTCCGAATGTCGTCCAGACGTCGTCAAAAATACCGTGCCCTTAGTGCGCCCTTTTTCGGGGCGCTTTTTGATTATCCTGAGTCTCGCCGAATGGCGGGGCTCTTTCTTTATTTCGTCCAGCCGCCTCGCAAGGGTGTGCGCCTACCCTCTCCTCCGCCGAGACCGGATCGATGCGGCGCGGTGTCCGGGGGTTATGCCGAAAGAAATTGCGGCATACTGTGAATTTGAGGTGATCCAAATGAAGTTTGCCTGGATCGAGCATTTTGTCATTTTGCCGTTTAGATGGTTCAGGATCCACGTACGAAATTGGGTGACCTTGCAACAGAGGTGTAAGGTCTGCGGAAATCGAGATAAGTTCGATTTTCATGTGAGCAACGAGGTTTGGAAGGCCGTTGTCCCGGAGAAATATCAGAATCGTGTTGTGTGTCTGGCATGTTTTGATGATTTTGTTGAAAAAAAGAGGATCGACAAAGCGATCCAGTTAGAGTTGATTTGTTTCGCTGGAAGGAGAATACGTTTTGTTCATTATTTTCGGGATTAACTGCAATTTCCAGCGTTACGTTTTGCCTGGCACTCATTGCACAATTCGCCATATGAAGGCTTTGAATAGGAAGTATCATAATCAGATGTAGGCCAGTTGGAGCAGTTTGTGCAAAAGTGCCAAGTATCGCTACCTCTTTTTCGTCTATAGTGATTGGCCATAGTCAACACCTCCTTTTAACGGAATATTTCGACATGTTTCAAAAATATCCTTCCATATCGTGGAATTTTGTTGAGAGGGTGGGCTAAACCTTATGGGAATTAAAACATTCTGTGATGCAGGATGTGGCCAGCAGTTTGTGATAACTGATATGCCGACAGTTAAGTTGGACAGTGGTGTTGAGAAGACGTATTTTACTTGTCCACATTGTCAACATGAGTATGTGGCTTTCTATACAGACACTGAGATTCGCAAGTTGCAAAAGCGACTTAGACGCATTCATCGAAGGTTTACTGATACGAAGGACAACCATGGCGATACTTCGAGAAAAGAAGCCGTGATGAAAGCACTGATTAAAGAGAAGATGGATGCGTTGCGAAGGCGGTTTGATCATGAAGGAATACAGGACTGAGGAACAAAAACGCAAGTTTTACGACAGTCCGGAATGGCGGAAACTGCGAGAGACTGTACTAGAAAGGGATAACTTTGAATGCCAGGAATGCAAACGAAATGGATATGTGTCCATTGACACCAACGAATTCAGCGAGTCAGCAAAGCGAAAGAAGATTGCCTTGGTCGTAGACCATATCAAAGAGCTGGAAAGCTATCCGGAGCTTGCGTTAGATCCAAATAACCTTGAAACGCTGTGTGTCAATTGCCACAACCGAAAACACGGTAGAGTGTTTGAGCCCAAACCGAACAAATGGGCGCATGATGAACGCTGGGATTGATTGGAAAAAAACCAAGCATCACGACACTTCACCGCGGTGAAGTGAGACACCCCCCTGGGCAAAAGGTTTGGGGGGTTTTCACTTTTCTGCACCGGCGGCCGGCCTCGACTGCCGAAAAAATTCGCCAAATTCGCGCGTTAGGGGGTGGTAGGAGATGGATGAAAAGAAGTTGAAGTCCCTGAGAATTGAGCTGAATAAGCGGATCGATCGAAAAAGCAAGGTACAACAAGAAAAAGTCGAGCGGTATCTTAATCTGGTGAAGATCTACTACATGCTTGATGAGGCAATCGAAAAGTACGGTGTGCTGGTGACGACGGAAAACGGGGCGCAGCGATTCACCAAGCCAAACCCAGCAATCGCAGAGAAAAATAAAATCAACAGCTCTCTCATCGCTCTCGGTAAAGACTTGGGACTAGACATCCCACCTCCCACGCAAAAGGGAACCGATGATGATGTAAGCGATTTGATCTAATATGCTGAAACAGAAGTATGTGGACGAATACATTGCTCTTTACCGGGAGGGCAAAATAAAGCTCAACAAAGAGCGAATTCAATTAATCGAATACCTGGAGCGAGACGTTTTATCTCGTGATGACCTATACTTTGACGACGATATAATCGAAAACTGTGTGCGGTTCGCGGAGAAATGGTATTTCCCACTGCAACCGTTCCAAAAGTTCTTGATCGCGTTCGTCTTTTTGTTTTACAAAGGGACTCGTCGTGTATTTTACCGTCGACACTTCTGGATGATGGCCCGTGGTGCGGGAAAAAATGGATTGATCTCTGTTATCAGCCATTTTTTAATCAGCGAGCTGCACGGCGTTCGCGGTTACAACATTTCCGTTGTCGCTAACTCCGAGGAACAAGCGAAAACATCTGTCGAAGAGGTCGGAGAAGTCGTTAAACAGCATGAAACACTCCAGCGACATTTTAAGGCGACGGCAACGCAAGTGCTATGTAAAGCGACAAACAGCATTTTTAAATTCCGGACATCCAACGGAAACACAAAAGACGGCCTGCGTGACGGGGCCGTCGTTTTTGATGAGATCCACTACTTTGAAAACAACCAGAACGTTCGAACCCATATTTCTGGACTGGGGAAGCGACAACCTCCACGTGAATTTTACATTGGGACCGATGGTTACGTCCGAGATGGTTTCCTGGATGGGATGAAAGAACGTGCAAGAAAGGTGCTCGAGGGCAGCGCCAGACCGGATGCGCTGTTTCCCTTTATTTGCAAACTGGACAGTGAAGAAGAGGTTGACGATCCGGCGAACTGGGAAAAAGCGAATCCGATGCTCAGCGAACCGAGAAGTGAGTACGCAGAGGGACTGTTTAACACGATTAAGGAAGAATACGAAGATCTGGTCGATAACCCATCGAACCGCGAAGAATTCATGACAAAGCGCATGAATTTGCCAGTGACGGATTTGGAACGATCGGTTGCCAAGTGGGAGGAAATTGCCGCTACGAATCAACCAATTCCCGAACTGGAAGGGAAAGAGTGCATTGGTTGTCTTGACTTTGCCCAGATTCGGGACTTTGCTGCAGTCGGGTTGGTGTTCAAGCATGATGGTAAGATCCCGTTCATCACCCACTCTTTCGTCCGAAAGGAGTTTGCGGATAAATATTATGGCTACTCCAGGCGAAATGTGGACGAAAACGAAAAGTTCGCACCGATCCGAGAGTGGGAAGCCAGAGGGTTGCTAACTGTCGTGGATGAGGAAACGATCAACCTGGAGCACATCGTCAACTGGTTTGTGACCATGCGACTGAAATACAACATCAAGAAGATCATCGGTGACAGTTACCGCATGGAGATGCTGAAACCGATGCTGGAGGCAGTCGGTTTTGAAGTCGAGGTGATCCGGCGGCCGGAAGCGATTCACGGACTGCTTGCCCCAAGAATCGAAACGTACTTTGCAAAGAACATGTTTGTGTGGGGCGATAACCCGCTGATGCGCTGGTACACGAACAACGTGCTGGTCACAATCAAAAAAGACGGGAACAAGGTATATGGCAAAAAAGAACCGATACGCAGGAAAACGGACGGATTCCAAGCATTGGTCTGCGGACTGTACCGGATAGAGGAACTGAGCGAGGGAAGCATCGACGAAGCACTGGACGTGCTTAGCGAGTTGAACTTCTGACAAGGGGGGTGAGAGACGAATGGGATTCTTGAATAATATCCTTCGACGTAACAAAGAATTGGAATCATTGTTCGATTTGGATGTGTTTTATGACCTGGCCAAACGTCCCTATCTCAAAAAAGTGGCACTTGAAATCTGTATTAACTTCATCGCTCGGACGATCAGCTTGAGCAAGTTTCGGATCGTCGAAAACGGCAAACGCATTTATGACGAGTGGGATTATTTGCTCAATGTTCGACCAAACACCGACCAGTCAGCGGCAGAGTTTTGGCAGAGATTTGCTGCAAAGTTGATTCATGACAATGAGGTGCTGGTTGTTCTCACTGATACGAACGACCTTCTGATCGCTGACAGCTACACTCGTGAGGAATATGCGGTATATCCTGACACGTTCAAAGATGTGACCGTGAAAAACTATACGTTTGAGCGGTCATTCCGAATGGATGAGGTCATTTACCTTACTTACCAAAACGAAAAACTTTCCCGGTTTATGGATGGGATGTTTGAGGATTATTCGACTCTCTACTCCCGGATGTTGGAAACTCAGAAACTGAGTAACCAGATTCGTGGAGTTGTAGGGATTGATTCAACGCAATCGCTGGATGAGGATAAACGCAACAAGCTACAAGACTTCATTGATCGTTTGTTTAATTCTTTCAAGAGCAATAGTGTCGCCCTGGTGCCAAAGCTCAAGGGATTTGAATACACCGAAGTGGCCGATGGTAGTAACAACGGTAAGTCTGTCGATGAACTAAAGAAACTCAAACGCGATTTGGTGGATGAAGTGGCTACTATTTTGGGTATCCCGACATCACTCGTACATGGTGATATGTCCGAATACGAAACCGCTCTGAAAGCGTATAGTCGGTTCTGTATTTCGCCATTCCTCAAGAAAATCCACGATGAGTTGAACGCGAAAATCATCGAGAAAAAAGACTATCTGAAAGGAAAACGGGTCCAAGTGTATGGAGTGATCGAATCGAATCCGCTTGAATTGGCCAATGCGGTTGACAAGTTGCGGGCATCCGGCGTTTATAACGCAAATGAAATCCGCATCAAGCTGGGCGATGAGCCTGTCGACAACCCGGCGTTGGATGAGTATGTGCTGACTAAGAATTACGAAAGACCCTTGGAAGGGGGTGAAGGAAACGATGGGGATGAGTAGGAAGCGGGAGTTTCTACGGTGTTTCAAAAACCAGTCCTACGTGGAGCAATTGGAAAAAATCGAACGGAAATTCGAGGTAAACTACGACGAGGCAACTAACAAAACTGAGATCACAATCTATGGAGTGATTGGTGATTCCTGGTGGGATGATTCCGTTTCGGCTGCGGACATTGACAAGGCTCTGAAAGATGCAAAAGGTGAAATTGTCATTCACTTGAACAGCCCAGGAGGCGATGCATTTGACGGGATTGCCATTTACAACCGCCTGAAGCAGTATAACGGAAAAGTCACAATTTATGTGGATGGTTGGGCGTGTTCCGCAGCATCTATCATTGCCATGGCCGCCGACGAATTGATCATGGGGCTGGGCGCTATGATGATGATCCATGAAGCGTGGACCATTGTCTGGGGCACAAAAAAGGATTTGCGAAAAGAGGCCGACGTCTTGGAAAAGCTCGAAAATAGTATCATTGACATTTACATGACGAAGGCAAATGTCAGCCGTGAGGAAATCAGGCGAATGGTCGATGATGAAACATGGTTCAGTGCGCAAGAAGCGGTCAATATTGGTTTTGCTACTTCCATCATTGACGACAAAGACAAGGAAATCGCGAACCTGCGAGCGCAGCTGGCCGCTGTCCAAAGTGAATTGGCACAAGTGAAAAATCAAGGTCGACTCAATGAACCGAAACCCGATAGGGAACAACGGTTCATTTTTTAATTCCAAAAATAACAGGAGGTCTGGCAAACATGCCGATGAAATTGAAAGGCACAATGCAAAACTTCGAAGCGAAGAAAGAAGCGTATATGAAGCTTGTCAAGGAAGGTGCAGATGCAGACGTACAGGCAAAAGCTTGGAACGAACTGCAGGAGGCACTGGTTGAGGATTTGACCGAAAAAATCATCGCTCAGGTCCGAACCGAGAACATGGATGCTCAGATCCTGGCAGCTCGGGGGCAAAATGTTCTGACCTCTGAGGAACGGAAGTTCTTTAACGAGGTCATCGACTTTGGCGGCTTTGCCGAAGATTCGATCTTGCCGATCACCACTCAAGAACGGGTGTTTGAAGACTTGGTTGCTGAGCATCCGTTGCTTGAAGCAATTGGTCTGCAAGATCTCGGAGCCGTTACCCGGTTTATCTATGCTGACCCGACCAAAGCGTATGCGTGGGGCAATTTGTTTGGTGAAATCAAAGGGCAAGTCGGCTCCGCTTTCCGGGAAGAGCAAATCAATCAACTGAAACTTACGGCCTTTGCGGTGATCCCGAAAGACTTGCTCGAACTTGGCCCGGAATGGGTGGAGCGCTATGTTCGCCGGTTGCTGGTTGAATCTTATTCCGTTGGCTTGGAGTATGGCTTTATCAAAGGCCGTGGTCCTTCTCAAAACGAACCGATTGGTCTCATGAAGGACGTTGATCCTGATACGGGTGCCGTCACGGACAAAACGTCTTCCGGCACGCTCACATTCGCGCCGTCCCAGTTCGGCGAGGTTGTGGCCGGTGAGCTGCATGATGTTATCAAGGCGTTGTCGACTGATGCCAAAGGAAAAGCCCGCAAGGTGCTGAACAAAGTCGTCATGGTCGTGAACCCGGTTGATGCGATCAGTGTCCAGTTCCGCAATACTATTCAAACGGAGAATGGTCAATGGGTGACGGCGCTGCCGTACAATATCAAGCTTGTGGAATCTGAAGAAGTTCCGGAAAAGAAAGCAATTTTCTTTGTGAAAGGTCAGTATTTGGCTGCATTGGCCGGCGGTTACAAAGCCAACAAGTTTGATCAAACCCTGGCTATTGAGGATGCCATGCTGTACACGATCAAGCAGTTTGCTAATGGCAAACCGTTGGACAACAAAGCTGCATTGGTCTACGACCTGGACATCAAATTTGGCAGCGGCGACAACGAGGAAGAAGAGACTCCTTAATAGGGGTTTCTTCTTTTTTAATTTACCCAAGGGGGTGAGAGAATGTATCGGGTAGTTCGTCGTTTCAAAGACATGAAGCATGATGGACACATTTACCAGGTGGGCGATGTATATCCCGCTGAAGGATACAAAGCGACAAAAAAGCGACTGGAAGAATTGGCCACCACGAAAAACAAATACGGTAAGGTGTTCATCGAAGCGGTGAACGAAGACAACGACCAAACGGATCAACCGGATGATGAGAATACCGTTGAAGAGGAGTGATTCTGATGTCTGCTATCACTCCCGAAATTGTTGAAGAGTTTAAACGGCGGATGCACCTTGATGATGACGAGGATGGTAATCTGAAACGGATTCTCGAAGCGTCATATGCCGACCTAACCCGTATTTGTGGGGGATATGACCTGAGCGATCCCGTGTTTCGGGAACTGGTCTTTGAACGTTCCAGGTACACCTATAATGATGCGCTCGAGTATTTCCACACCAATTTTATCACCCAGATCAACAATCTTATGATGGCGAAAGCGCTGGAGTCTGGTGATGACGATGACGTATAACCCGAATATCTATAACGAGCGCAGAAATTCGGGCAGGTATCGACGTCGAATCACTATCCAGTGCTACGAATCAATTGTGGACGAAGAAGGGATCGCAATACACGATTGGGTGCCGGTTGCGACAATTTGGAGTGCTCGGAAACCTCTTACTACTCGCTGGCGGGAGTATTTCCGGGCGGCCGGTTTGAATGCCGAGAAGATGTTCCAGTACGAGATCCGGTATCGGGAAGGCATCACCGAGAATATGCGGATTGTCGATGGGAAGCGCGTTGTGAACGATCAAGAAGTAGATAGGGTGCTCGAGATCAAGGCAGTGCTGGACGACGCAAAAGGGGATCGGACGGAGACCTGGATCATGGCACTGGAGTTGACGCCGGGATGAGCATTGAACTCCGTGGTGTCGATCAGATGCTCAATGACATTCGGCGTCGACTAGGCAATGCATCGGCACGTCTCGAGTCAAAAGCACTGCGAGCAGCTGCTGAGCCTATGGCAGAGGACATGAGGAAGCGGGTAAAGATTTCACGTCGACAATACAAGGAAAGCCGCCATATGCAAGAGGATATTCGAGTAAGTCGCGTGGTTCGCCGTGAAGGACGGAAATATGTTCTGATCGGTCCGACAAGAAAAACCAACTGGCGTGCTCATTTCCTTGAGTATGGGACATCGAAAATGCCTGCTCAACCATTCATCGAACCTGCTTTCCATGCGAAAAAGCGAGAGTCTCTCATGACGCTTGCTGATGAGTTCCGAAAGGGGCTGAAAGAGTGATCACGGACATTAAAACGATGGTCAGATCGGCCTTGTTGGAAAATGCGGAACTTCTTTCGCATCTGGGCAAGGACAAGTACGGGAACGTGCCGATCTATCAGCTTGCTGCTGGCGACCCGGCAAAGTTCCCTCGGATCACCTTTTTCGAAGTCGACAATAACGACAGTGAATTTGCTGACGACAAGCCGATCGGATCGACGGTTGTGGTGCAAATCGACGTTTGGAACCAGGGGGGAAGTACTTCGGCAATCTCAGGCGAAGTTGACAAAACGATGAAAATGCTGGGATTTTTCAGATCCAGCGGGCCAGACTTTTACGAGGATGACACCAAAGTGTTTCATAAGGCGCTGCGGTACAGAACTGTAATGCCTGAAGAAAATTGATCAAGGGAGTGTGAAGTGGTAAATGAGTGGAATTGCAATCGGGTTGGATATGCTTTATTACGCCATTCTGAAACCCAACACGGACACGGTTGACACGCCGGCAGACTATGAAACGCCGATTCGCGTTCCTGGTCTCATCCAGGCCACAGTGACACCGACCACAAACAGCACCACGCTGTATGCGGACGATCAAGCAGACGAGGTTGCAACAAGCCTGGGAGATATCGCGCTTTCGATTGTGACGAAGAATCTGCCTACCTCTGTTTTGGCGGATTGGCTCGGCCATCAGATTGACACTAAAGGAGCTCTCGTCCGGTCAAAGGATGACGTGGCACCGTACCTGGCCATCGGATACCGGCGCCGGAAGTCCAATGGAGCATTCCGCTATGTTTGGAACTTCAAGGGCAGATTCCAGCCGGAGACTCAAGAAGCCAATACCAAAACGGACACGCCGTCTTTCCAAACGCCGACGATCAACGCGACATTCATCCCGCGGACATACGACGGTCAGTGGCAATATGTCGTCGACAGCGACGACGCCGGCGTTGATCCGACGCTGATTCAAAACTGGTTTGCTTCTGTTCCGACGCCGACGATCACGCCGACGCCGTAAACAACGAGAGAGGCTTTTCGCCTCTCTCTATTTTTTACCTTGAAGGAGGAACAAACATGAGGATATCGTTGAAGGTCGATGGTCAGAACAAAACTTTTACTGCTGACTTCATTCCCGGTCGTGTCTATCGCCGGGCAATCGAGATCCATTCCGAAATCGACTTCCGAAACATGAATCCGGAAGTCCTGGACAAAATGGTTGATTTTGTGGTCGAGGCATATGGGAGTCAATTCACTCGCGATCAATTTTATGACGGGGTCGACGCTCGAAAACTGATTGACACCATCGTCAGCACGATCAATGCGATCATTGGAGATGCTTCTGAAGCTCTGGGGGTTGATGTTTCGGACCCAAACTCTCGTCAGAGGGCATAGACCCTCTGGAATTCGTTCACGAGTTTTATTCCATTCACCTAAAACAAGGGCGTTCACTCAAAGAGATCGATGAGATGGACATCCTTTTTTATTTTCGCCTTTTGAGACATGAACGATTGAAAAAAGAAAAAGAACAGCTTGCGAAGGCTGATCAGTATAGCTTTATTTGATCCGGAGGTGAGTGCGGTGGCAGAGGAAATCGAAGTCGCAGGTCTACACGTAAAGCTCAGCGTTGATGATACCCTTTTTGAAAAGTCTATGGCCGAGCTTCAACGCCAGATGAAGTTGGTCGAGAGCGAATTCAAGAAAGCATCTTCTGGCCTTGACCAGTTCGGCAAAGGGACAGAGGGACTCAAACTCAAAGCCGACTCACTCTCCAAACAACTCGAACTCCAGGCTGCGGTCGTCGCCAAACTGAACCAGCAATATCAAGCTTCGATCGATGAAAAGGGAAAGGACGCCGCGGCGACTCAGAAACTTGAATCACGGCTAAATGAGGCTGTCGCCAAATACAATCAGTTGGATGCTCAACTGAAAAAAGTCTCGAAGGAGTTAGCGGTACAGTCCAGCGAGTGGACAAAAGTCGGGGAGGCTCTACAAAAAGCCGGTGACCGGTTGCAGAAGGTTGGAGGTGCTTTGGAGGGCGCCGGAAAGACCCTCTCAAAGACCATAACCGCACCTTTGACAGTTATCGGTGGGCTGGCGTCAAAAGCATCGATCGATTTTGAAACCGCCTTTGCTGGCGTCAGGAAAACAGTGGACGCGACGGAAACTGAGTTTGCGGCGCTCAGCAACGAGATCCGGAGAATGGCCCGGGAGGAAGTTCCGGTAGCGGCAACTGAGATCGCAAAGGTCGCAGAGGCGGCCGGTCAATTGGGCATCAGGAAAGATGCTATCCTCGGGTTCACTCGGACCATGATCGATCTCGGCGTAGCTACCAACATGACCAGCGACCAGGCAGCTACAGCTCTGGCAAGGCTGGCCAACATCACTCAGATGAGCCAACAAGATTTTGATAGGCTCGGTGCTACAGTGGTCGCTCTCGGCAATAATTTGGCAACAACCGAGTCCGAGATCGTGGAAATGGGCCTTCGGATCGCCGGCGCAGGCAAACAGATTGGTCTCACGGAAGCGCAGATCCTGGGCTTCGCTGGAGCACTTTCATCTGTCGGTATCGAAGCTGAGGCTGGAGGCTCTGCAATCAGCCGGGTGATGATCAACATCGCAAACGCGGTGGCTCAAGGCGGAGATAAGCTGAGATTGTTCGCGTCGGTTTCCGGTCAAACAGCAGAGCAGTTTCGGCAACAATTCCAGGTTGATGCTGCCGGCGCGATTCTTTCCTTCATCGAAGGGCTCGGCAGGATGTCGGCCGCCGGCCAAAACACTTTCAAAGTCCTGGACGAACTCGGTCTTTCCGAAATCCGCGTCCGTGACGCTTTGCTCCGTGCATCGAATGCCGGTGATCTGTTCCGAGACTCCATCAATTTGGGAACCAGGGCGTGGAGAGAAAACCTCGCTCTGACCAAAGAGGCGGAACAGCGGTATGCGACAAGCGCCTCCCAGTTGCAACTACTGAAAAACCGGCTCACGGACATCAGCATCACTTTGGGCGACGCTCTTGTACCGGCGTTGTTGGACGCAATCAAAGCGATGGAGCCGATGTTCAGGGCGATTGAAACGGGCGCGAGACGTTTTTCTGAGTTGGACGATGGGACCCAGCGGGTGATCATTGGGTTTGCTGCTCTCGTGGCAGCACTCGGTCCTACACTGGTTATTGCTGGGAAGGTCATCGAGTCTGTAGGATCCATCACCACTGCTCTGGGCAAGATGTCGAAGGCCATGGCCAATGCCGGAGGTGCATCTGCTGTTTTGTCTCGCGCATTGACAGCCCTCACCGGTCCAGTTGGCATAGCAATCGCGGCAATATCTGCTCTTGTGGCTGGCGGAATCGCACTGCATCGCTACATGTCCAAAGACGCCATCCCTGCCGTGCAGTCGTTTGGCGATGAGGCGCAAAAAGCTGCACAAAGGGCGTCCGGAAGTTTTTCGAAGTTCCGCCAGGAGACGAGTGGCGAACTGCACAATGTCGCTCAAGTCGCAAAGGCAGAGGGCGAGGCAATTGGCGAGAACATCGCGGAGGGCGTTTCTGCTGGAACTGGCAAGGCAAAAGACCAGGCCATCGATGACATGCGCCAAATGGTAGACCGAATGAAAGAAACGGTCGACCGCAATACCACGACCCTTAACCGGCTGGGCGACGCGCTCACAAACGCTCTGAAACGACAGTATGAGGAACTGGAAAAAGTCCAGATCAAGGCCCTGGATGACCAGATTGAGCGCGAGCGCAAAGCTTCTGATGAACGCATCCGGATTTATGACGCCGAGTATGCCGAGAAACTGAAACTGATCGATGAGGAAGCGTACCGTCAGGTCAAGGTGCTGCAAGATCAAATCGACGCCATTGATAAACTCACGGAAGCAGAGGACCGGGCGCGGCGTGAACAAGAATACCGCGAACGTATCGCCGAATATCAACGTCAGTTGGCTGCAGCAGAGACGGAAGAAGAACGGGCGAAAATCCAGCAGGACATGGCCAAAACAGTCGCCGATTACGAACGACAAATCCTGCTCGAACAACGCAAGGCACAGAAGGAAGCCCTCCGCGAGCAGATCGAGGACATCAAAGCGGCGGCGAACGAGCGGAAGGAGCAACTCAGGCAAGAGCTCGAAGAGAAAAAGGCGACCGAAAAGGAGTTATTGCAGGCCACTCTTGATCGCTTGAACGAAGAAAAAGAGGCGGTCAAGTCCCACTTTGACGCGCTGACTGAAACTGAGGCTCTGCATGCGGAAGCACGGAAACTCATCGTTGAAAAAAATAACGACGAGATCGTGCGTTTGCTCGAAACGTACAACCCGAAATGGCAAGATGCCGGGAAGTCTTTTGCGGATTCTTTAGCTCAGGGCCTGGACAGTGAAAAACAGTCCATCTCAGAAGCCGTTGCTGAGGTGCTTGATATCGCACCGGTGATAGACGACCAAATCCGCGAACTTGAGCGCCTTCAGACGAAACTCAAGGAGCTGGAGAAGGAAGCAAAAGGCTCATCGGGCGGAGTTAGTTTTGACTTCGGCTTTGCTGAAGTGACTGAAGATGCTGCCGTCTTTGCTCAAACACTGGAAAATGAAGTGCAGCCGAGCATTAAAGGCGTCACTGAAGCGGCCAAAGAGATCCGTACCGAAGCGCTCAAGGCTTTCATCGGGTTGAACGAGGAAGTCACAAAAGAGTTGAACCTGATCAAGTGGTCTGGCCAAACCATCACCGAAGAAACAGCGGAGTCCATCGCTGACAAGTTTTATGCGATGGGCCAGACCATCCTGGATAACCTCGAAGTCAGCCACGGCGAGAGGCTGGCGTCTATGCGCAAGTTTTTCGCTGCGAGCGAAGCGCTGACCGAGGAGGAAGAAAACAAAGCGCTCTTGAGACTGCAAGAGAGTTTGGAAAAAGAAGCTCTCGAAGTCGAGGCTGGCATGAACCGTGTAGCTGAGATACTCTCAGCTGCTCTGGATGAAAGACGGGGACTGAAGCAGGAAGAGTACGAAGAGATCATCCGGATCCAGAAGCAACTGTCCAGAGACGCGGAAACGGTTCTGGGCGCTCATGAACTTGAGCAGAAAACCATCCTCGAGCGCATGAGAGCCGAAGCTGGCAGGATCAGCGCATTGCAGGCTGCTGATGTTGTCAAAAGGAGTATCGAGCAGCGCGATGGCGCCGTTAAAGCGGCGGAGGAACAGTACAACCTTACCATCGCCGAGATCATTAAGATGCGCGATGAAGCAAAGATCATTTCTGCCGAACAGGCTGACTTACTTATTGCCGAGGCTAAACGCCAACGCGACGAAGCAATTGCAACTGCTGAGGAAATGCACAATAAGGTTGTCATTGCTGCTCAAGCCCAGGCGAGAGAGCACTATGACGCGATCAACTGGGAAACGGGAGAAGTGCTCACCAGGTGGCAGAAGTTTTCGCGGGATATGTCCAATGCTTGGAATGGCATGGTCGAGGACACAAGAAGGAACATCGATAGACAAGTTATGAATGTCAGACAAAAGTACGTCGAAATGCGCATCGCCATCAATAACGAAATGGACGAGATCAAGCGTCGGGTATCTGAAAGTTGGAGATCTGTCGAGAATTTCTTCAAAAGCATCGACTTGCGGCAAATTGGCCGGAACATTATGCAGGGTTTGATCGATGGCATCAATGACATGTGGGATTCAGTCACAAATTCGGCAAAAAACATCGCCAAAAGCATCGGTGACAACATCAGGGGGATGCTTGATATCCGCTCTCCATCTCGTGTCATGATGAAGATCGGCGAGGATACTGGTGAAGGTTTGGCCATCGGTCTTGAGAACACTTTGGACAAGATCAAGAAGCAGGCCGCGGCACTGGCAGCAGCTGCGATGCCGGAAATGCGGTCGATTTCGACGCCTTCGCTTGCAACTGCAGGTGGACCGGGTACGGCCGTTGAGCCAGTGACCAACGTTTTCAATCTGCGCGGACTGTTGGAAGGTGCGCAGATCATCATCCGCGAAGAAGCAGATCTGGTCAAGTTGGCGAAAGAGCTGGGTGACTACATCATGTCGAGAGGACGGTGATGACATGAGCACCTTTTACTTTGGTGGTAAACGAGCGGACGAGTTGGGACTAGTCATGCTAAGGCAGTCACAACGGCCGGTATTGCCCGGCACGGTGGAACGAACAATGCAGATCCCTGGCCGGCACGGCGCGTGGGATTTTGGTGCCGATTTGGGTCCACGGCTTTTCAACCTGGAAGTCGCGTTTGTCGAGCGAAACGCCGCTGAACTCCAACGAAGAGTGTCGGAGTTGGCGGCGTTTCTCGTGGACTCATACGGTCGACCGATTACGCGGGAACTGAAGTTTTCGGTGCAGCCTGACCGCGTTTTTTACGCTCGTTATTCTGGGTCTCTGCCAATTGAAAGGGTCGCGGGTTTGGGGCGGTTTACTTTGCCGCTTATAACTCACGATCCTTTTGCTTATTCTGCCGAGGAGCGGCTTTATGAAACAGTGATAACAGAGTCTCCGTATGCGCAAGTCATTGAAAGTGTCGGAACCATTCGCACTTCTTCGGTCATCATTCTAACGAATGAGGGCACGGAAACAATTACAGGTTTCAAGATCACAAACGAATACAGATTGGAGTGATGACAATGCCTTTGTCGAACACGAGAGCGGCTGCAATCCTCAATCAGGAGTTTCGAACTGATCCGGTCTATCTGGCGCTGTACACGTCGAATCCAACCGGAGCCGACACCGGCACGGAAGTCAGCGGCGCCGGGTACGCCCGACAATCAATCACCTTCGGCGCGCCCGCGGCGGAGGGCGGGAAGCAGACGATCAAGAACAGCGCAAAGATAGAGTTTCCGGTCGCGGAGAGCGACTGGGGCACCGTAACACACATCGGGATCCGGGACGCGGCTACGGCTGGAAACCTGATCGCTTTTGCCGAGCTTAGCGCGCCACGGACGATCCAGACCGGAGACAGATTTGTCATCGACATCGACAATGGGGTTGTCAAACTGTCATGATTGGCGCATTTAATCGGATGCCATTTAACCGCCCGGAGACGGTCGAGATTTACGGCAGTTTCGTGATCGAGTCAGACGGCGAAGTGTCGGCGCTTGCCAATGTCATGGTCAGCCCGAGTTTTCTGGTTGATTTATCGGCTGACATGATATTTTCGGCAGTGCGGGAGCAGTTCGGCGCTTTTTTGATCGCGGCGGTTGCCGAAATTGAAGCGGCCGGCACCAGGGAGAGGACAGGGCAGTTTACAATGGAGGCGACACTAGAGACCAATTTTTCCGCCGGGCGGTATCACGTAGAGGTGATTGAGTTCTCGGGCGAATTTAAGCCCGGGGACAAAATCGTCATTGACAACGAAAGACTTACTATCACACTCAATGGTCAGAACGCCATGCACCTGATGAGCGGGGATTTTTTCGACTTGAACACCGGAGAGAATGAGATCATCTACACTGATGAACAGTCCGGGCGGACGGTGCGGATGCGGATCACGTATCGGGATCGGTATGTATGAGGAGGGGCAACATGCGGAAGTCATATGTGACCGTGTACGACGTAAACATGCGAAAAGTGGCCATGCTGGAAAACGCCTCGACCATCGGCTACGAACAACCGATGAACGGTCTGCACACCGCTCGATTTACTTTGCCGGCGAATGATCCCAAAAACGCCGAATGCCTTCCGATGCGCTTTGTGGAGCTGTACGACGATGACGGGAAGCTCGACCTGTTCCGTATTATGCCGAACACGGCGCGAAAGAGCAGCGACGGCGGCCGAATAATCTATGAGTGTGAACATGTGCTAGGAACACTACTTGATGATGTTCTATTCCAGTTCCATACAATCGGGGGGCTAGGGGTATATACCCGGGACGTTCTGGAATACATCTTGTCCAAGCAGACGGTGAAACGTTGGAAGTTGGGGACGGTAGCCTTTTCTCGGCAGTTTGAGTACACCTGGGAAAACGAAAAACTACTGAATGCTCTGCGCTCCGTCCCGGGGCCGTTCGTCGAGGAATTCATGTGGACGTGGGACACGTCGACATATCCGTGGACACTGAACCTTGTGGAACCGCCGAATGAGGTCGACGCCTATATCCGATATGGAGTGAACATGCAGGGCATAGAGCGCCAGATAGACCCTCGCAACCTTTGCACTCGTCTGTATGGATTGGGATATGGCGAGGGCGTCAACCAACTGACGTTCGCAGAAATCAACAATGGCAAGCCGTATCTGGATGCTGACACACAGGACCAGTTCGGCATCATCTCGGACATATTCGTCGACCGTCGATTTGAGCATCCGGAAACGTTGAAAGCACGGTGCGAGGCGATCCTGAATGAGCGAAAGATGCCGCGGATCACATACACCGTACAGGTCGCGGACATTAGCCTACTGACAGACACACCTCTTCACAAGTTCAGGAGCGGCGGAAAAGTGCGGGTGATTGACAACGATCTGGGAATAGATGTGGTGGCCAGGGTCGTGAATGTCCGGAAGCGGGATATGAGAGGCCAGCCCGGGGAAGTGGAGCTCGAGATCAGTAACAAACCCGTTGACGTTGCAGGTCTTTTCAACGAACTGGAAACGAAACAACGGATTAATGACCTGTATGCGCAAGGGGCCACGAACTTTGACAGCCACGACTTCGCCGATAACTGCGATCCGGAGCACCCGGCGGTGCTGCGGTTTTACATCCCGGAGGAGACAGCGCGCATCAACAAGGTGCGGCTGTCGTACAGGGTTGAGCCGTTCCGGGCGTACAGCAAGGCGATTGCCGGTGGGGGCGGTGTCAATACTACGACAGCTGCTGGTGGAGGTGTCAATACTACGACAGCTGCTGGTGGAGGGACGACGACAACGACGGCAGCCGGTGGGGGAACAGTGGTAACTTCTGAGTCTGACAGTTATGAGGAGTCTCCGTCTTACAAGACAGGTGGAGTTTTTGGAAACCCGTATTTGCCGACCGATAATCAAGGATGGCACTATCATATTGTCGATCCGATAAACAATGTAACCGACTATGACGGGGATCATTATCATTTTCTGGAAGACGATCACTACCACTACCAGACACTTATTCCCCACACGCACGATGTGGTAGTGCCGGATCATGTGCATGTATTGGTGTTGCAAAACCATACTCATCAGATCACGATCAATGACCATACGCATCAGATCACTCTGGCCCCTCACACTCATGACATCGAATATGGCATTTTTGAGGGGCCGACACCGACAACGGTGACGGTGCGAGTCGATGGAAATGTGATCTCGGGGCTGGGCGTTAGCGCGGACGAGGTGGACATTGTCCCGTATTTGTCGAAGGAAGCGGGAGGGAAGATTGAGCGCGGAACGTGGCACACAATAGAAATAACGCCCGATTCGCTCGGGCGTATCGTGGCTAGTGTCGTCACACAGATTTTTGTGCAGAGCCGCGGCGGTGGGGACTACTAATCTAACAGCCCGGCCGCTCGGAGGTCATCCGCATTGAAATAGTAACCGTTTATGGTGGACTTCATGCGGAGAGTTTTTCCCTCATACTCATATGTTTTTTCGGTGTTGAGTTTGGGGGTTTCTCCGGTGATGATAAACTTCACGTCATCTTTTTTTAAGACCATCTCACCGAGTGCAGTGTAATAAAAAGCGGTCCCGAGAGCTGGCAAGTCCTCGCGTCGCACCCATCCATCCAGATTTGTTTCGGTAGACATCTCGTTTACCTCCTTTTTCGTTTTTTGGTCCCATATCTCAATTGTCCGGCTGTCCGCCCGGTACACCACGTCATACCCGAGCATGTTGGATATGACGCGCACCGGCAGATATGTCGTACCCTGATATACGAGTGGATCCGCTCCAGGGTCCACTTTTTCGCCGTCGATCACGAAGTTAAACTTCGCGAACTTTGCTTGCACAGTCTCATCTGCGGCAATCGCGGTTCCGGCTGCTCCGATCATAAAGCCTACGATTAGTCCGGCAAGGAGCTTTTTCATCCAGACCAACTCCTTTTTTCTTTCGATTATACCATATTTTGCGAGGTGAAATGCATGCAAGACATGTATCCCGGCAAAGTCAACAGCCCGCAGACCGAGCTGGCCAGCGCCATCGACGACATTCAGACGACGATTCCGCTTCTCGATGCCAGCGTGCTGCCCGATCCGCCCAACATCTGCACCATCGGCGCAGGTGAGGACGCGGAGACGATACTTTATACCGGCATCAATGGCAACGATCTTACCGGCGTCACGCGGGGATTCCAAGGCCAGGCGCGGGGGTGGAGCGCTGGGGTAAAGGTGGCGCGTTATTTTACCGCATATGACTATGAGGCGATGGTGCAGAATATCCGTTCCCACGCCTCCCGCCACGCTGCCGCCGGCGAGGACCCGATCACGCCGGAAGCTCTTGGTGCAGTAAAAAGAAGCTTCCCGCGCATTCATAACGCTGACCTAAATGTACTCAAGTATGCCGGGAACTATTGCATCGGCTCTAATCCTACGCCCCTTCCCGGCGGAGCCGATTCATATGGCATTCTCTTTGCGGCAGATAATCCATCTGACAGGTTTTTCCAACTTTATATGGACGTCGGAGGGGGAAAGTTGTTTTTTCGACAAGGGGTCGGGATTGAAACCGCATGGGGAGCATGGCAGGAAGTCCTCACTAAGCAGGTGCTTCCTGTCGAATCAGGGACGTGGACGCCTACGCTAGCAGGGGCGACAACGCCAGGGGCTCCGACGTATGTGGTGAGGGACGGGTTTTATTACAGAATTGGCAAACTCGTTTTTGTGCATTTTTGGTTGACTATCTCGAATAAAGGTGGGTTGACAGGATCGTTGCATGTTTCAGGTTTGCCATTTTCTGTTTCGCCATCTGTACCTGGGGCTTCCATGCAATCTTTATCAATTTCACAGTATACTGGTGTAGTGCATCCTAACGATACCGGAAGTTTACACGCAGTTTTTCAGTCCGGAGCTACTAACATCTTTTTTGTGTTTTCGTTCAGAAACGGAAGCCCTGTTATCAGCGTAGATGATTCTCACATTGGAAATTCATTTCAGTTTCGTGGTAGCGGTGTTTACCAAACCGCTTGATTATATTGTTTGGAGGTATTGAGATGGTTGAAAAAATTTTTCTCGATATGCTCACGCAAGACAGCGTGAGTATTCGCAAGCAAAAGTATGTCGTCGTCGATGATGCGGAATATGCTGTAGGCGACCCGTGGAGGCGAGCCTACGTCAACAACACGTCCGGCCGCCAGCAGGTACAAGATGAAGTCCCGGAACCGTATCTCTCCGCTATCATGGCGGTGTGGGGTACGGAACCGACGGTGGAGGAGCCGGATGATCATCCCGCCGAATGAGGCGGCTTTATTTTTGGGGAGGTGTTTGGATGAGCATGACCCAATCGGAACTGCACGCGCTCGGGAAAATCGAAAGCCGCCTGGCGCGTCTCGAAGCGCTCCAAGAGGCCAACGTCCGGACCACCAGCGAACTGACGGCGAACGTGAATCGCCTCGTCGAAAAACTGGACCGGTCCGACGACATAGCCCGTGAGGCCGATCAACGCTCCAAGGCTGCACATCACCGGATCG